CTGAATGCGAAGGCGCGATAGCGCAGAGGGAGACGAGATGACCAGGGATGACAGGGTGATCGAAGAGTTGAACGCCGAGGTAGGCCGGCTCGAGGCCGAACTACTCGAGGCTGGGCAACGGGTGGCGATCACCTTCGGTGGACGCGCGGTGCAGCTCGCGTTGCCGATGGACGGTGCGCCGCTGAGTGAGCATGTGCTTGGAGCTATCCGCGACGTGTTTAAGGCCCAAGGGCTACGCACCTGGGCAGCGTTGCAGGTGGCGTTATCTGAGGACCAGCGCGCCGGGCAGGCCCGTTGGACGCTAGATCGACACCTCGAGGCCGTTGGTATGTCGGCGGGAAAGCGGCGGGATCCGGTCCAACGCCGGAAGGAGGCCGAGCTGGTGCGTGCGTTCACCCGGATGGAGCTCGTGATTACAGCGGGGGAGCGGGTACGCGACAGGCGTCCGCTGTTCTCAGTGCTGAACAGCACCGAAAGACTGGACGATGACGAGGCGTGGACAACCGAGGCCATTGACCTCGAGATCAACCCGCTCCTGTATCGGGGAGTACGGAAAGACAGCGGGAAGATCGGAACCAACTGGTATCCGGTGGCTCCGCAGATCGCCCGCATCGACCTGAGCAGATTTGCCCCGGCGAAGGACCGCACCATCGGCAAGGCGCCGATCATCGAACACCACCCCCGGTTCGCGGTGCGGACTGGCGCCGATCTGCGCGAGCTCCGGGCAGCGCTTGGGCTGACACAGGCCGAGCTGGCCGAACAGCTCGGGGTTTCACGCCGCACCATCGCGCGAGCGGAGGGGGCGCCCGACAAGGACGTATCCCGCAGGGTGCGGCAGGCCGTTAACGACCTCCGGTGAACCGGCCCGGATGTGACAAAAACGCCCCCAGCTTGATGCGGGATGTGTCAAAAGTGCTACCAGCGTGGTGCAGGGTGCGTATCCCCCCATTCGGATCACGCTCGAGGCGCCGGTGGCTGCGTTCGTGGATGGCGAGAGGCCGACTGGCGGGTGCTTGGCGCCTGTGTGTTGACCCGCACGAGCGGAGCGGCAGCAGAGCCGGGCGGAACGATCTACCGGGACGGGGGATCGTTGGGGTACGCTCGGGCGTACCCTGTGTGGAGGCGGGCAGCCGCCTGTCTGACGCGCGAGGACGGATAGGTGCGCTATGGCAGACGCTGCGGCAATTGTGGAGCGACGAAGGACAGTGGCGCGGGCTATGGCGCAGCCTGGAGGTGTCTCGTTCCACAACGTCGATGAGCTCGCCGAGGAGCTGGGCGTTAGCCCCCGCACCATCTGGGCAGACCAGAAGGCCATCAGGGAGACGTGGGCGAAGGAGGAGGACATCCCGACGCCAGTGCGCCTCAGGGAGTGGCGGGCCGAGGTGGACACCGCGATCGCGGAAGCTCGCCAGGACGGCGCGCACTCAGCGGTGCTGTCTGGGCTCGCGCTCAGGGCGAAGGTGACCGGGCTTGAAGCGCCCACGCAGTCCGAGATCAAGCACACGGGCGCCGTCTCCATCGCGGGGCTCAGCGACGAGCAGGCCGCCGCGCTGGCTGATGCGCTCGATGCGATCGAGGACTGACCTCACCGGCTCGCTCCAGGCGCTGACGCCCGCAGAGCGCGAGGCGATGCGCGCACAACTGCGCGAGCGGGATCCGCATCTCGCCCTACTCCGCGGCAAGGCTGGCGTGGGGCTCTGGGGCGCGGCCGACTGGCAGCGTGCCGCGCTGAACGACCCGGCGAATCGTGTGTTGATCCGCGGCGGCAACAAGGTCGGGAAGTCGCTGCTGCTCGGGCTCGAATGCGCGCTCTACCTCGACGGCAAGCACCCGGCGCGCCAGAGGCCGACCGGCCGGCCAGCGCGGATCTTGTACGTCGTCGCCGACCTCAAGAACGCCTACGCCTCGGACGTGTGTCGAACGCTCGCCGAGGTGCTCCCGCCCAGGCGACTGCACGCCCGGACAAAGTACGACGCGATCCGCGGCTACACCGTCAGCGCCTCGAGGTCGGTGCTGTGGCACGACGGCAGCGAGATCATGTTTCGCTCAGGCACCCAGGACGGCCAAGCCATCGCGGGGATCTGGGCTGACCTCGTGGTCATCAACGAGCCCCCGATGCGCTCGAGGTGGGGCGAGATCATGCGCGCTGCAGCTCTGACGCGGGCACCTGTGATCGTGGGCTTCACGCCGATGGACAACCACGGATCCCGCGATCTGCTCTGGCTCCGCGACATCGTGGAGGGCCTGCCCGGAGCGCCAACACCGACCGGCCCTGACGGCAGGCCGCTTTGGTCGCAGCACGTCGTGCGGCTTGTGCCCGAGAGCGTGCCGCACAGGGCCACAGACGACGTCTTGGACCAGATCGCGAACATGGCACCATGGGAGGTTGCCCAGCGCCGTGACGCCGAGTGGGAGGGCCCAGCGCCTGAGCGCACGCTGAGCGCCTTCGGCCCCGGGAACACCTTCGAGGCCCGCCCCGGGGACTGGGACGCGCTGCCCGGGTGCGAGTCAGAGGGCGCGCTGCGCTTCGGGATCTCGGCAGACCACGGCGAGAAGGCGAACAAGGAGGTGATCGTCCTGTACGCCTGGACGGGTCGCGGCGCGGGCGTCGTCGTGTGGACGCTGGATTGCTACCTCTCGCCGGGCCAGACGTCCGTCGAGCAGGACGCGGACGCGATCGTGCAGATGCTGTGGCGCTGGGGGCTGACCCTCGACAGTATCGACGAGGCGATCGGCGACACGAACAGCAGCGGCAAGGGCGACGTCACATCGCGGACGGTCAACGACAAGTTCACCGAGTCGTTCCGCGCGCTCGGGTCGAGCCTCCGCATGGTCGCTGCGGACAAGGGCGCCGGCAGCGTGGGCCTCGGCGTACGCGTCATGAACGACGCCTTTGCGCGGAAGACGCTTTGGATCTGCCGAGGCGCCTCCGAGCTGGTGCGTGCGTGCCAGCGGTGGAACGGCAGCAACGCGAGCCCCCACAAGGACAAGGTTGACGCTGTGCGGTACGGCCCGGCGAGTAAGATCCGCCCCATCGTCGGCATGGTGCGCGCGAAGGCTCTGCCGCAGGCCCCGCCGGTCGACACTGAGGGGTGGTTCAGCGATGACGACATGTGGGGCGTTGCTGGTAACGACGGGTTCTAAGCCATTGCCCTAGTAGTCGCTTCGGGCGTAGTGTGCCAACGTGGATACTACCCCTCCCGTCTCACCGACCATCGCGCTCGCCGAGAAGGCGCCCCGTGGACTCCTCAAGCGCGATGTCACCCCGCCGACGGTCTACGTCAGCGGCGGCGAGGTCCAACTAGAGCCGAATCGCAGGCTCTCGCAGTCGGCATGGTTCGGCTGTGGCGGCGAGCTGGGGCAGATCGACCAGATGGTCCGCGAGTGGTCCGTCCTCCAGGCTGGCGTGCTGGCGTGGACGCTGACCACGCTGTCACGAGAGTGGCGCTTCGATCCGGCCGACGGTGGCGATAAGAACGACCTCCTGGTGGCCGAGTTCCTGCGGACGGCGATCGATTCGCACTACCGCGGTGGCGGTGGCGGCATGCTGGGCCTGCTGACCCCGTTCGCGCAGTTGCCCGTGAGGGGCTTCGTGCTCGGGCAGCCCTATTACCCGGTTGACAAGTCGCTCACCGTCAAGGACGACGACGGCAAGGTGCTGCTCCAGGGCGCGCATGTGCTTCAGATCGCCCCGATCCCCTCGCAGAACGTCGAGAACTGGCTACCGGTCACGGGCCCGGACGGCTCTCAGCGCTGGGGCGTCGAGGTCCACAACGTCGGCGGCGATCAGGCCCTCCAGCAGAGGGGCTCCAGGGGCAACATCGAGCTGCGCCCGGACCAGCTTGTGCACGCGCGGTTCTTGCCCATCGGCGACGACCCTGCACCCTATGGCCTGATGCGGCCCGCGTGGATCTTGTGGCAGCAGTGGCGCACGCTCTCGAGACTCCAGGTGAACGGCTGGCAAAAGGCGGCGTTCGGAGTGCCCGAGATCGTGATCGGCCCGGACGCAAACCCCGCAGAGTTGAGCGGGGTTAACTCGATCGTGAGTAACCTGCGCGCTGGCTCGCTGGCCCGCTTCAGCCTGCCGACCGGCTACTCGCTGCGATGGCATGAGGTTCCCTTCCGCGCTGGCGACATCGACGCCACGAAGGCCCAGCTGAAGCTCGACGCGCTCGCGGGCATGTTCGCGCAGCACGTAGCCACCGGGTCCGCGAACGGCACGCAGGCCCTTCACGGCTCGCAGAAGGCTGAGTTTCACCAGTTGGCCGAGGTCGTGGCGCGGCAGATCGTCCAGACGCTCATGTGCGGCCCGGTCGACACGGCGCCCCTCAAGCGGCTGTGTTCGCTGAACTTCGACGGGATCCAGCAGTACCCGACGATGGGCTTCGGGCCGACCCCGATCGCAGACCCGGCGGCATGGTCTGACGCCATCTCCAAGGCCGCGACGGCTGGCGCGCTGACGCTGGACGGGCCGATCGAGGACCAGATCCGCGCCGCGCTCTCGCTGCCCGAGATGCAGCCCGAGACCCGCGAGCAGTGGCGGGACCGGATCGAGAACACGTCGCCGCCAGAGATCAACACCCCGCCCGCAGCGCCTGACGAGCCGGCCGCCGACGAGGGGGGCGAGGGTGCCGACGAGGCCGAGGACGAGAGCGAGACGCCGCCGATGGCAGCCGCCGAACTCCCGCCCGAGCGGATGCGGTTCGACCAGATGCTGACCGGCCCCCGCTCCAGGCCCGTTCGCGCGCTCGAGGAGGTCGTCCGCGTCTCGGAGACGAACGGCGCGACCAACGCCGGCAAGGATGAGGTGGGGCGGATCTTGACCCGCTGGCGCGAGGACACCGCGGGCGAGTACGCCGGGCGCATCGCCGAGCAGGCTGACGACCTCGGCGACGTCGCAGACATCGAGGTCCCGGGCGAGGCCGAATTGGTCGCCTCGCTCAAGCCGGCGCTTCGACAGGCGTACCGCGCAGGCGGCGTCTCGGTCATCAACGAACTCGACCGGCTGGAGGCCGATCCGGCACTCGCGCGCAAGGTCGCCACGGGCACGGCAGAGGCTGGCGCCGACCATCCTGCGCCAGAACGCACAATGCACGAGCGCCGGGGATGGCTGGCGCTCATGCGGGAGGCTCCCGGAGCCTTCGCCAATGGACCAGGGCGGAAGGTCAAGGCCCCGAAGAAGGCGCCGGAGGCACAACAGACCCTCTTCGATGACATCGACCCGGAGGAGGCTATCGACGCGGTTGCCCGCACCACAGCCGCCGCGATGTCGAGCAGGCTCCGCACCAGCGCAGCCGCAGCGCTCCAGGCGCAGGGGATCGGCGGCATGCTGCCCCAGAACGTGCGCGCGGTGGTGACCCAGGGGATCTTGGACCTGTCCAGCGGAGTCGAGCGCAACCAGGCGCAGGGCGACGTGAACACGGTCTTCGGCCTCGGCCGCACGCAGACGCAGCAGGCCGAGGGCGTCACCCGCTACATGTTCAGCAACCTGCTGGAGTCGGAGACTTGCGCCGAGTGCGAGCAGTTCGACGGCACGATCTTCGGCGCGTCCGAGCTGGAGTTCTTCGCTACCCCGTTCTCCGAGTGCGAGGGCGGGGACAAGTGCAACTGCCTGATCCTGTCCGTCCCGCCCGGCGAGTAGATGGGCCGACGCCGCCGCACAGACCTCCCCGAAGGCATCGGCAAGGACCCGGATCACGTCGTGGCTCTGCGGGAGGGCGTCTCGCGCGAGGCCATCGTCTACCTGCGGAACGCGAACCAGATCCCGCCCGCCGATCCGAAGTGGCGCGCTCGATGGTTCGCAGCCAGGGACATCGACCCGAAGGACTGGGGCGGCACCGACTGGGACGGTTCATTCTGAAACGGTGACCGTTTTCTTACGATGACACGCTGTGCCGGTTGGCGCACGCTTTCATCGTGACTTCCCCCGTAGCGATGACGACAGCCCCGCTCCTGCTCGCCGATGCCGGCGAGGGTGATGGTCCGCGCTGGGTCGAGATGCTGCGGAGCGGCGTCCACAAGTCGCGCTTTGTCGGCGGCACCTCGGCGAGTGGTCACGACTCGGCCGAGTTCAGCCGCGACGACCTCGAGAGCGCCGCGCGCGGGTTCGCTGCCATCAAGGCAGAGGGCTACCTGCTCGACGGCAAGGCGCCAGTCGGGTACGACCACGGCGAGTTTGCCGCAGCCCTCCGCATGGTGACCGGCTCGGAGCCTGACGAGGGCGAGGTCTACAGCGCCGCCGCATGGGTCTCCGATGTCAAGGTCGAAGCGAACGCCGAGGGCGGCTGGTCGCTCATGGGCCTGCACCACTACACGGACTCTGGCCGCGCTCGCGTGCGGGCTGGCGGGTTCCGTGGGTACTCGATCGACATCGCCCCGCCTGGCGCCATGCAGCGCAAGGACGGCACTCCCGTTGACGAGTGGGTGCCCTTCGGCGGCACGCTGACTAATTCCCCGTTCGTTCAGTCGATGGCGCCGATTGCCGCGACCGAGCGCGTAGTTCCCCCACTGAAGGAGATCCCCCAGATGGATATCACCCTCCTGCGCGAATCGCTCGCGCTGTCCGAGGACGCGACTGAGGCGCAGGCCCTCGAGGCGCTCCAGGCCCTGACCGAGAAGGCCGCGAAGGCCGACGTCCTGGCCGACGAGCTGACCGCGATGACCGAGCAGCGGGACGCGAAGGCTGCCGAGTTCACCGCCCTTGCCGAGCGCTCCGAGTCGCTGACGGTCAAGCAGGCTGTCCACGAGGGCCGGATCGGGCTCGCGCAGGGGCCGCGGTTCCTCAAGGTGCTGAAGGCGCTGGGTGAGGAAGAGGCGTACGCCATCTTCCCCGCGGGCACGGTCGCCACCTCGGCCGTGGTCACCACCGACCCGACGCCCGGCGACATGGGCAGCGTGGACGCTGACTCCGTCTTCGGCGAGGTCGAGGCGCTGGCCGCCACGATCCTGACCGAGCGCGACATCAGCGAGGCAGACGCCTGGGTGCAGGCACAGAAGCAGATCGCCACGGCTGACCCGGCCAAGGGCGCCATCATCAACTACGCAGCGGAGGCATAGGCCATGGGACAGAAGTGGCAGCCAGTCATCCAGAGCTTCAAGACGGACGCGAACCTCGCGACCAAGAAGTGGTTCCTTGTGAATCTCGCCAGCGGCGGGACTGACCTCGACGTCGCCGGAGCCGGCGAAGTCATCCTCGGCGCCCTGACGAACGACGTCGGCGCGTCGAACACAGACACCAAATACGTGGACGTGCAGCTCGGCGGGATCATCAAGGTCATCGCCGGAGCCGCCATCACGGACGGTGCCTTCCTCATGAGCGACGCCAGCGGCGAAGCAATCCCTGTCACCACGGGCAACTGGACCTTCGGCCAGGCCCTCGGGGACGCGGCAGACGGCGAGCTGATCTCCGTCCTGTTCGCCCCCTCCTACTACGAAGAGGGCTAAGCAATGGCAAACCGCACCGACTTCACCCAGGACCGGTTCCTGCAGCGGTACGCCCGCATGCTGGCCCCGTCCGACGGGTCCTTCATCGCCTACGACCCGCGCGCCAACCCCGTCATCGACGTGGACACGCGCTCGGGCAACTTCATCGACGTGGCGGGCGGCTTCGCGGCCGAGAGCCCCTTCGACGACATGGTGCTCACGGACGGCATGGACCGCCCGAACATCGTCAAGACGGAGATCAGCAAGGTCGCCGGCTGGGCCGTACAGGAGCACGCGCTCGGCGTCAAGGTCAACAAGCGTAGCCAGCAGTTCGCTGAGGGCAACGGCAACGACCTCAGACGAGCCAAGACGGCGATGCTCATGAAGCACACCGCCATCGTGCGAGAGCGCGTCCTGGCCGCCCTGGTGTTCAACGCTACGACCTTTAGCGGCTACACGGCCGCCGTGGGCACGCAGTGGGACGCCGCTGGCTCCGACCCGACCGCCGACGCGATGATCGCGCAGGACTCGACCCTGACCAACGCAGGCTTCAAGCCGAACACGGCGATCATCGGTTACGAGGTCTACAAGGCCCTCCGAACCAACGATCGGATCCTCGAGCTGTGGAGCCGCACCGGCAACACTGGCGGGATCATCCCGGACGACGCTCTGGCCGCCGCGCTGGACGTGCAGAACCTGATCGTGGGCACCGCGAGCAGCAACACCGCCGCCGAGGGCCTCACCGAGTCGAAGTCCTTCATCTGGGGCAAGTTCGCGCTGTTCTGCCACATCGCGCAGTCGCCGACTCCGTACACGCCGCAGAGCTGCATCCAGCGGTTCCGCTTCCGCGGTGCTGGCGACCCGGAGATCCGCCGCTACGACCTCGCCGGCTCCTACCAGGAGCAGATCGACGCGGTCTACTGCGAGCAGTTCACCGTTCCGACGCCGAGCCTCGGCTACCTGTTCTCCGCGGTCGTGTCCTAATCGGACAGAAGGAGGTTGGCTATGAGCCTGCCAGTTCTTGAGGACCGAAAGTTCCTCGGAAACGTCGTCATTGACGGAACCACGACCCTCACGGGGGCGACAACGCAGACCGGCGCCCTCTCTGCGGGGGCCGCAACGTTCTCGTCCACTGTTGGGATCACGGGCACGCTGACTGCGCCCGAAGTTCTCCAGGCCATCGCAGACCCAGGCGACGGTGTGGCGATCCCGGTCACGCAGTCCGGGATGATCCCGATCACGACCGCCGCGGCCGAGACGAACACCCTGGCGATCCCCACGTTCGTCGGGGCCAAGCTGATCCTGATCTGCGACGTCCACGCAGTCGGCGACCGGGTGGTCACGGCCGCGGTCAAGGTCAACCAGGCCGGCAACACGATCATGACCTTCGGCGCTGCGGGCGACATGATCGTCCTTGAAGCGGTGCAGGAGGCCGGGACGCTGCGCTGGCAGGTCACCCACAACGATGGCGTCGCCCTGTCCTAGTCAACCAGCGGAAGGGAGCGCAAACCCGTGAGCCGCTACTACATCCCCAAGGGCAGGGCCTTCGGCTACGGCCGAGGGCTCGTCAAGCCCGGCGACCCCATCCCGCCGCTGACGGCCGAGCAGATCGCTCGGTTCGTCGCGGACGGGTCGCTGGCGATCAAGGCCCCTGAGCCCAAGCCAGAGCCCCCGTCGTACAAGATCCCCCGGCGCCTCCCGCGCCTGTCGAGCCTGGCGAAGTTCCTGAAGAACTACGACGACGCCGATCACGTCCGGGCCATCTGGCGCTCTGACGACCGGTCCAGCTCGACCAAGATCTACCGCGCCCGCATCCGGGAGTTGTCGTGATCCGCCTCATGGCCCTGTGCGGCCTCGTGGGTGACTTCCACCTCGAGGACGGGTCGCGCGCCCCATCCCGCTCGCCCGGGGAGACGTTCCTCGCGGACGGGCCGAACGCCACACACCTGATCGCGCGGCGCCGAGCCACGCCGGCCCCTGACGAGTTCCAGCCGAAGCGCAAGGCGCGCAAGAAGAAGGGCTAGCCGATGCCCTTCAACGCCACGATCGCGATCGCGCAGAGCCACGCGCCGCAGCTCGGCACCCTCTCGGACAGCCCGGCGACGACGCCCACGGCAACCCAGGGCACGTTCATCTGGAACCGAGCCTACGACTACATCCGGGTGTGCCTCAAGCGCGCAGGCGTCTCTACGTCGTTCACAGCGTCCAGTGCGGGTGCTGGCTGGGCGGCCGAGTGCGAGTCCCTGCTCACGTCCGGGAGGCTCCTAGAAGCCAAGGGCAGCGTCGGAGTGCGCGCCATGGGGTCGAAGTCTGCCGGCTCCGGCGACACGACCGCCGAGCGGCTCATCGGGGCCGCGATGTCGATGCTCGAGGACATCAAGCGGGACCGCTCGCTCCGGGAGGCGCTCATCGCCGACGGCGCCGCGGACAACCTGCCCCTGAGCGGTTGGGCCTCCTCCGACTGGTCCGACGGCAAGGACCCGGAGTGGAGCGAGACCTTCGGCGGCGACGACACGCTGTACATCCCGCCCGCAGTGATTCAGGACGGCGAGGGCCTCTGATGGCCTTCGGCTCCAAGTTCAGCGCGGGTCGCTCGGCTGGCCTCCGCGGTCGGTTCGGCGGCAGCGTTGGCGGCGGGCCCTCGATCGTGATGGACCCCTCCGGCGCGCAGCTCGCAGCCGGGATGGAGTCCTGGGCGCGGCTCGTGGACGACTTCGGAGACGTGTGGGGCCCGGCGACGGACCTGATCCACCGACACAACAAGCGCACATTCGACAGCCGAGGAGCGGCGACAGGCAATCGGCGACGGTGGCGCAGGCTCTCGCCGAGGTACAGGGCATTCAAGGCGCGACGATTCCCAGGCCGGGGCCTTTTGGTACGGACTTCTGCGCTCCGGGACGCGCTGACGGGCTCCGGTTCTGGGTCGCGTGTGAAGACCTCCAAGAAGTCGCTCGAGGTCGGGATCAAGGGCCCAGCGGGACACTACGCGAGGTATCACCAGACCGGCGTGCCCGCGAGGAATCTGCCAGCCCGCCCGCCGATCAAGTTCAGCAAGAACCTGCGCGACAAGCACTCGCTGTCCTTCGTGATCTCCCAGATGCTCCAGCGCGTCATCGTTGACCATCGCAAGGCTGCGCTCGGCGCCAACGCTGGCGTGCTCGACGTCAAGGGCAAGCGTGCCGAGTCGCTCGCCCGCCTCTCGCGGAGGAAGACCCGATGACCGTCATCGGCCCCCGCCTGATCGTGGACGCGGTCCACTCGTTCCTCACGACGACGGTCGGCGTGACCACGCTGTCTCTCAACGACGAGGTGAAGGCGTACCGCACCCAGGAGTCGCTCGGGACGGCGCAGTTGCCGGACGTGGTGACGTTCCAAAAGTACGTCTACCTCGGCAGCCAGTTGACCACGCAGACGCCCTACCTGGCGATCGTGTGGGAGGGCAGCGACGGCGAGACGGCGAACAACAGCCGCGAGCTGCCCCACCGGCTCTCGATGTACCTGCTCATAACTGACGGGAACATCGCAGGGAATGAGGAGTACATGGCCGGGCGCCTGCTCGACTACGTGGCCGTGGTCCAGGGCATGTTCCTACGGGCGACTGTCGCCGGGTCCAAGGGCTACACGCTGAACAACGGAACGGGCACGACGGTCGGCCGCATCTTGCGCGCCACCATCGATGATGTCGAGTTCGGGACTGATGACGATTTGAACGACGCAAACGTGGTGATCCGCTTCGGGCTGTCCGTCACGTCGATCGAGGATTACCCGGGCACCTAGCCCGAAGGAGTATGTGATGAGCGGACCCCTGCGAGGCTCCAACAACTGCCGAGTCGCCTTCATCGAGGCCGAGACCACCTTCGGGACGCCGGTCACTCAGTACCCGCTCGCCGTGTCGGCGCTGCGGATCTTGAACTCCTCGATCACCCCGAAGTCTCCGCGCCGCGCGCGTGAGGACGGCTTCGGCACCGCGACCAAGCAGGGCAGCGTTGCCGAGAAGGAGACGGTCGAGTGGTCTATCGAGTACGCGATGGGCACGCCGGGCACGGCTGCGACGGACCCGGACTGGCACGATCTCCTGGTCAACGTTCTCCTGCTCCAGCAGACCGCAGCGGTGGCGGATACGGCCGTCAGCGGCTCGGGCAGCACCACGACCGTCGTCGACGTCACGGACGCCAGCAACTTCACCGCGCTCAAGTCCTGCGTCACCATCAACGGCGAGACCCGGCGGATCACAGCGGTGGACACGGTGTCGTCTCCCGACAACATCACCCTGAGCCCCGCCCTCTCGGCCGCCCCTGCGGCGTCTGACACGGTCACCTCGGGCCTGACCTATCAGCCGAACGACGACGCGGACGTGACCCCCTCGGGCGCGACCATCTGGCTCGCCAACAACGCCAACATGTGGCGCCTGACGGGCTGCGTGGCGACATCCTGGAGCGTTGCCGGCGGCGGCACTACGACGCTGCGGATGACCGTCACTGGCACCGCGCAGAAGGCCCGCGCGCTGTTCACCAGCACGATCCCGGCCGGCGTCAACAACTCGGACCTGACCTTCACGGCGGGCACCGGGAAGATGATCCCCTCGGACGTCTCGGTCGCGAACCCGTACTACATCATCGCCTCCCGCGGCCTGGCCGCTGAGGAGTTCATGCGGGTGACTGGCGTGGCTGGCGACGTCCTCACGGTCGTCCGAGGCCAGCCCAGTGGCTCGGGACAGACCCACGCTGCCGGCGCCACCATCGAGCCCTACCAACCTGCCGGCACCTACGCGGAGACGCCCATCCCGGCGACCGGCGGGGACAACTACATCGCTGGCGTGATCACCCGCTGCGAGACCTTCGGCTTCGACGTGGACCCGGGCCTCCTTCTCCGGGAGAACGTCCACGGCACCAGCTATCAGTTCTATGACTACGTGATCGGCGTTCGGTCTGTCACCGCGACCGCCGAGGCGTGGACGGACAACAACCCGAACATGCTCCGCGTCTACGACGCCGCCGGGCGTACCGGGGTCGAGGTCTTCGCCCAGCAGGGCGACACGACCGGCTCGATCGTGGCCTTCGTCTGCCCGACGGTCTACCAGGAGGTGCCTGACTTCACCTACGACGACGCGGACCAGCGGCTGACGCTCTCGGGCGAGGCTGTCGGCACCACGACCGGCGAAGACGAGTTCTACCTGATGGTCGGATAGCCGACCGTCTCAACCCCTAGTCCAAGGAGCGCAAACCATGGACATCACTCGACTCACAGCACCGACCCGATACGTCCCCAAGTTCAATAACAACCGTCAGGACGAGGAGCCGTTCGCGGTGCTGATCAAGCCGCTCGTGCGTGAATACCAGCTCCGATCGATGGAGGTTCACGCTTCCATTATCGAGCACGCAGCGGCAGACGAGGCCAGCCCGTCCGAGAAGGCGGCGGCAGCCAGGGACAACGCGGGCAGGAACGACGCCTTTATCGCCGAGGTGCTCAAGGTTCACGTTGTTGGCGTGGACAACCTGACGAACGGCGGCGAGCCGGTTGGAACGGACGATGTACTGGTGCTGATGCGCGAGTACCCGAAGCTCGGAAGCGAGGTGTTCAGCGCGATCGTGGAGGTCGGAACGCTGACGGAGGACGACGCAAAAAACTCCGGGTAGCCCTGCACTACCTCGATGTGCCGGGCTACGAGTGGAGCGACGAGGAACGAGCCGCGATCAAGGCGCAACCGGCGCCACCACGCGGCAAGAAGTGGGACGGCCGATGCAAGTTGTGGGGCCGGTCCAACGGGTGCAGGAAAGGGCAGACGTGCGAAGACCCAGACGAAACGCCATGGACCCCGGTCACGCTGCCATCTCCGAAGATGCTGCCGGCGGGGACTTCCGTGGCGGCCCGACGCACCTGCTCATGCCCGGAGAAGATCCCCGGTCGGATCTGGGGCGCGCTGCGGCGCTGGCAGGACTCCCGCCGGGGGAACGGCCTGCCCGCTCCTGGGCACGTCTCCGAACAGCCATCATGGCTCCTGAGCGCCTTCGTGGTCCTCGACGGGGAATGGTCCCTGATCGAACTGGCCCAGCAGGAGGCGCAGATGGAGCGAAGCAAGGGGTGAGCCGTGGCTGACGTCGTTGCGATCAAGGTCAGGGCTGACGCGAAGCAGGCCACCAAGGCGCTCAAGGATCTCGGCGGGGTCTTCGGCAATCTTGACAGGGCGATGAAGAGCCCGGTGGCTATGTTTGCGGCGGCGGCCGCCGGCCTTGCTGCGGTCGGAGTGGCTGCGGCGGCGGCCGGGTTGGCGCTGGTGAAGAGCGCAGCCGACACAGCCAAGACCGGTGACCAGATCGCGAAGTCTGCGCGGATCGTCGGGACGAGCGCAGAGCAATTCCAGGTTCTGGCATTCGCCGCCGAGCGATCCGGCGTGTCGATGGCGTCGGTCGAAAAGGGCCTTAAGCGCCTCGCGAAGAGCATGTTCGACGCGAAGACGGTTGGCGGGGTGACCGCCGATACGTTCGAGGGCATGGGGATCGCGATCGAGGACGTTGACGGCAACCTGAGAGACACGGAGGACGTATTCAGGGACATCGCCGACCGGATCAAGGCCGTCGGGGTCAACACGCAGACGTCGGCGGAGCTCATGGCGATCGGCGGGCGGCGGTTCGCCGACCTCACCGAGATCCTCCAGGGTGGCTCTGAGGGGCTGCTGGTGTACGAGGCCCGGCTTAAGGCTGTCGGCGGCATCATGAGCGACGACCTCCTCGCTTCGTCGGAGGCGTTTGAGGACTCGATCACAGACCTGGACAAAGCGCTACTCGGTCTCAAGGCGAACATCGCCGAGAGCGTTCTGCCCGGACTGACCGACTTTGTGAACTTCACCACCGAGATCCTGGTCCCCGAACTGAAGGAGTTGGCCTCGGTCGTCAAGACGGTCGGCGGCAACATGCTTGACGACCTCCGACCTGCCTTGGAGATGATCGGCGACATGCTGACTGGCAGGGGATTCGGCAGTACGAGGAGATCGCTGGACACCCTCAAAGCCATCCGCGACATCGGCGGCGGCACGGACGAGACCCCGGCACCATCGGCACCGGGCGGCGGGCGACGGGTCGGCAGGGTCGAGCCGACCGAGGAGAACTTCCCCGCGGTCTTCGGCGCGGTTGCTGCCGCAGAAGAAGCCCAGCGGATGATCACGCAGGCGGCGATCGAAGGCGCTGCGGATCGCTGGTTCTGGGAGCGCGACGCCCTCGCTGTCAGCA